TTGTTCCGACACAGGGTCATTAGCACCTGTTGATGTCGATAGAGACACATTAGCATAATACAAAACATATGAGGGGGCTGGTTGAACTGGCCCCTTCACCTTATTTATGTGAAAGATTATATACATGGCAGAAAGTTATCTAACTTTAACGAACAAGGTTCTAGCAAGGTTAAATGAAGTTGAACTAACATCTTCTACATTTTCATCTTCTAGAGGAATACAGACACAAGCTAAAACTGCTATCAATGAAGCTGTTCGCTACATAAATCAAAGAGAATTTAACTACCCATTTAACCACGCTACTGAAAGTAAAACACTAACCGCAGGTGTTGTTCGGTACTCGCTTCCTGCCTCAACTAAAGTAGTAGACTACAATACCTTTAGAATAGTAGCAGATGAATCGCTAGGTAACAGCGGTGGTAAACTGGGCATCCTTGACTATAATGATTATATTAATAAAAATGTAGATCAAGAAGATCTTATTATATCTACAACCTTAAATGGCTCTCATTCAAATTCCGTCACTACTCTCACTCTTACATCAACTACTGGTTTAGATAGTGCAGGTAAGTTACACATAGGAAACGAAGAAGTAACGTATACTGCTATTAGTGGTAACGATGTTACTGGAGTTAGCCGTGGTGCAAATAGCACAACCGCTGCGGCTCATAGTAGCGGTGTAGTTGTAACACAATTCGATGACGGAGGTGTACCCACACATGTGGTACGAACCTTAGACAATAACTATTTATTGTTCCCATACCCCACCAAATCTTTTGTAATAAAATTTGACTACTTTACCTTCCCTACGGATATGGTTTTACACGGTAGTACTACAACAATTCCTGATCGTTTTGCGGCAGTTATTGTTGATGGGGCTACTTCTTTTGTGTATCAGTATCGAGGAGAAGTACAACAATACGGCATAAACTTTACTAGGTTTGAACAAGGCATAAAAAATATGCAAACTCTGTTAGTAAATAAGTATGAGTATATAAGATCTACGTATATGCCAAACAACGCAAGGGGTGGCTTTAGCTCCTCCCTCAGAGTTAATTAATGCCAGATAATTCACAGGTACAACCTTTTTCATTCAACTGTGAGGGTGGGCTGGTTCTTAACCAATCTACTTTTATTATGCAGCCTGGACAAGCTCTAGAGTTAACTAACTTTGAGCCTGACGTTGAGGGTGGCTATAGACGCATTAATGGCTTTTCCCCCTACATAATACAGCAGGTTCCTGCAACATCACTTAGTAGTGAGCCTATGTTAATGTCAGCTTTATTTCACGACTATGTAGTAGCTGCTAGAGGAGAAAAGATATTTAGTTCTGCTAGTACTACGTTATCACAAAAAATTATAGCTAGTACTACAATGTCTGGGTCTGGTACTATAAATGCTAAGAGTACAACTTCATTTAGTTCTAGTGGTTCTGTATACATTGACTCAGAAATATTTACTTATACAGGAAAAACAGCTACAACTCTTACTGGTGTAACTAGAGCAACAAGTAGTACTACAGCAGCACTACACGCAGCCAATACAGTTATATCTGAAAGCTGGACAGAACGAGACACAGGAAGATCTGCCGCAGCTAAGTATAAGTTTGAACGGTTTAACTTTGATGGTAGTGATAAATTTATTATAGTCGATCAAGATAATGCACCTACAGTATTCAACACATCACTAGTAGCGACTGATGTATCCACATCTTCTGTTGCTGGTGCTAAACACGTAGCAGCGTTTAAAAACCATATGTTCTATTCTGGCATGTCTAGCACTCCTCAAGAAGTAGTATTTAGTGTTGCTTTTGATGAAGATAACTTCTCTTCTGGGAGCGGTGCAGGTAGCATAAAAGTTGATGACACAATTGTAGGGCTAAAAGTTTTCCGTGAAGACTTGTTTATCTTTTGTGAAAGCAGAATATTTAAACTATCGGGAACATCGAGTGCTACCTTTGCTGTTACCCCTGTTACACGTAATATTGGATGTGTTAACGGAGATACAATACAAGAATTTGCTGGTGACTTAATCTTTTTAGGCCCTGACGGATTACGTACTATTGCTGGTACTGCAAGAATTGGTGACGTTGAGTTAGGTACAATTAGTTCTAATGTACAATCTTTGTTTAGAGAAAACCTTAGTGACTCAGGGGCTTTTACTTCTTTAGTTATACCAGATAAAACACAATACAGAATCTTTTTTTCTAAAGAGGGTGGTGGAGAAAAATCTACTATAGGAGTTATTTGCGTACTTAAAGGGCAGACATTTGAGTTCGCACAAATGAAAGGTATTAGACCTGCCTGTACAGACAGTGTGGTGGAATCTGGAAATGTTATACCCATACACGGAGGCTTTGATGGGTTTGTATATAGGCAAGATCAAGGTAATACATTTAACGGTGCATTAGTAGAAGCTAAGTATCGCAGCCCAGACTTAACCTTTGGAGATCCTGGCATAAGAAAACATATGCAAAGGGTAAATATTAACTACGCACCTGAATCAACTATTGATGCGGATATGTTTGTACGGTATGATTACGAAGCACAGAATTCTTCAAGGCCAGCAGCATATCCGTTAGATACTACTGATGTTCTAGGGACGTATGGTGCGGTATCAATTTATGGAGGAGCGTCATATGGAGGCCCTTCACAGCCTATTGTAAGAAAATCAGTGGAGGGTTCGGGCTTTGCTGTAGCATTAAGAGTAGAAGATGGGGCCAGTTCAACAGGGCCGTATTCATTAAAAGGATTTCAAATGGAATATCAATTAGGGGCTAGAAGATAATGGGAGCAACCTACACAAGACAATCAGAGTACGCAGATGGAGATACCATAACTGCAGCAGATACTAATGATGAATTTGACCAGCTTCTAGCTGCATTTGTTGCTAGTTCGGGACACACACACGATGGTACAACTGCTGAAGGTGGACCTATTACTAAACTATTAGGTAACACACTTACCTTTGGTGCAGGTACTTCAAATACAGACATTACTATTACTTTTGATGGTGAGTCAAACGATGGTGTATTAAAATGGATGGAAGACGAGAATTACTTTGAGTTTTCTAACGACATACTTATTGCTCTTGATGAAAAACTACAGTTTCGTGATACAGCAATCTACATTAACTCGTCTACTAATGGACAACTAGATATTGTAGCAGACGTTGAAGTACAAATAGTTGCACCTGCTGTAGATATAAATGGTGCAGTAGATGTTAGTGGGGCAATAGTTGCAGCTTCTTTAGACATTTCAGGAAACATAGACGTTGATGGCATTACAAACCTAGACGTAGTTGATATTGACGGTGCAGTTAATATTGCTGCTGACCTCACTATTGCCTCTACAAACAAAATACTTTTTAACGATGCTAGTCAATTTATTCACGCACCTAGTGCAACTGTTTTAGATTTAGCTGCAACAGATGAGATTGAGCTTACCGCTACATTAGTTGATGTTGTAGGTAACTTTACCAACTCAGGTACAATTGTATCTGCTGGAGTAGTAACTGCTAACGCTGGTGTTGTTGTTGATGAGATGACTCTTGATGCTGACACTCTTACAGCTACAGATGACTTTACAATTGATGCAGCAGGAGATATTATTCTTGATGCTGCTGGTAATAATGTAACTGTTAAATCTGGTGGAACATCTATACTTGACGTAGTTAATAACTCTACTGATGTTGATCTAATAGTAAAAACTGCTGATAAAAACTTTGCTATTAAAGGTACAGATGGTTCAAGTGCAATTACTGCACTAGACATTGATATGGCTCTTGCTGGTAAAGCTACCTTTAGTGGTGACGTTGTTGTAACAGGTGATCTAACTATATCAGGTGATGATTTAGTTATGGGTACTAACACAGACAGTATGCTTCTTATTGCAGATGGCACTAATTTTAATCCTACTGCTGTATCTTCTTTAACTGAAATATCAACTGCTGCTAATGATGATGTCTTTTTAGCTATTGATACATCTGGTGGTGGACTTAAAAAAATTACTAGAAGTACTGTTCTT